TCGTGAGGCATGCCTTTAAAAGACTTCAACTTCATGATTACAAATATAATTTATTGGGATTCATTTGTCAAGTACATTTTTATAATATTACTTAAGAATCCTTCTAAAAAGATTCATTATATAGTGTAACCTGAACTCTTTATTGTTGTTATTTAAAAACTTGAATTTTTGTTTTACATAATGACTACGTATTCTGTTCTTACTATTCTGAGCATATGTAATAGCATGTTTCCATTCTCTCATTAAACGTTTAAATACAGTACGTACACCAGTTGTTTGGTAAGTATTATATATTTCAGCTTCTGAGAAAGTCTCTGCTGATGCTTCAGTACCATTAGGATTAAAGACTTCTGTAAACCATCTGATATTATCAAATATCTTAGTTGCATAAGGTTCTTTATTTACAGTAATTGTTATTGATGATTCAGAAGGCTCGTTATCATAAAATACACCTCTATCACCTTCCTCATGTATATACAGTTTTGAAGCTGTTGTAGGATTAGTCAGTTGAGGTTTTGGAGATATAATGTGCCTCTTATCATTAATATACATAATTGGCTTGTATGACCTGTAAGAAACAAAAGTGTTAAGAGGTTCGCTATATGCAAGCGTATATGAATTATCTATAATTGTTAAAACACTAGAACCTTCATCGGTTTTAGAATTGTAAATTGTAATGAGAAACTCTTTATTTACATAATCGTATGTTGATGTTATTCCGCCAATATTTGTAAGCACTGATACATAAGGAGCATCATAACTCAAAAGGTTATCTCTAGTATTTGCGTACAACCAGTTGTTTATTTTAGACTCTGTAATATTCATTATTCCTTGTTGTGCATACATATAAATAGCACCATCTTTTGAATCAAAAAACATTACACCGTTAGGCGACACGGCAAAACTAAATTGATGCCAACTACCTACAGTTTGAGAAATATAATCAAATCTTGGGAGTACACCTGATTTACCTAAAACAATACCTGAACCTGACTGATCATTAAGAATAGATCTTTCATTTACAGATGGTATACCAAAACCGTATTTTTGCCAAGCCATCAACGTACCATTTCTATTTATAAGTTGTCTAATTTCACCAAGATCACCTTGTATATCTATATATTTTTCATTATCAAACTGTCTCCACGCATCAATTCTTTCACCATGTGTTTTTGCATTTGATGCCCAGATTCTATGAGGATGCTCAGTAATTTCTTCAAACCCTACAGGTTTAGGAAAAGACTTTTGCGTATCCATTGTTAATGAAAACATATAATTATACTTATAATCTTCACCATAATCTAAAGGAAAAGCATCTGCATCAGGGAGTGGATCGCTACCATTGTATATGTAACCTAAACCTCCTATTTCTCCTGATAAATGAATACCTTCTCTAAGGTCTGTATTAACATTCGATTCTACAGGATAATACAATGCTGTACCATACCAATCTTCAGGGAATGCTTGTTGAAAATTTCTCAACATTTTGTAGGTATCAAATATGTTTACAAACGTATCACCACCAAAAACTTTAATATTGTTAAAAGTAGTCTGACCATTCATAACTATATTACAGCCAGTATTGATATAAACATTTTTAGATCTTGCTGCGTAACCTGCACCTCCATATTGAGCTTTTCTAGGTCTTATGTAGTTAGCAACTATTTTATCACCTACATTAGCAGATCTACCTATTGCTGTACCATCATCAGCATAAGGGTAAAGTGGTTGAGTACTAAAAGGACCTCTAGTAGCATTATTTGAAAAGGGTATTCCAGAACCTGCAGTACTGTCTGTAATTATATTAGGTATTCTTCCATCACTATCTCCAAGATCTACTAAAAATGTATCTGTACCTATTGAACCGCAACCTGTAAAACTATCACCGCCATTGTTATAGACATCTATAGGTGCACTATTATTATAATAGGTTTTACTACCTACAGATACTGAGTTACCTAAACCTACAAGCGTTCCATTTAAAACTGGTTTTTGAACAACAGGATCTCCTCCAGTAGAAGTCCATGACATAACAGCTTCAGGTTCAGGAGACAAATGCCAATTTACAGGTGCATACTCGTATAATTTATACCCATTTGTACTAGCACCTCCACCACCTAAATCTTTATCAAATGTATTTGCCCATTCTGTGAGACCTCCTACAATTTTTATATAATCACCATCTTCAGTACCTGGAGAATTTCCAAAAAGAAAATCAGGAGAATGAAAAGAATATATATCTTGAGTATAGTAAGGAGTTGTGGTTCCGTCAGTAAACGTAAAATCTGTTGCCTGTACCCAAGCATTATAATAACCAGGAGAAGTACCTTGCCAGCTAATTATACCTGCATTTAAACCCCACTCTTGGGCATTTTCAACAACAGATGCTATAGGATGATATGTTCCTGGTGCACCATTAGTAAGGCTATCAAAATATTGAAGTGACATATGTAAAATACCTTGACCTAAAATAGTACGATCTCTTTCTTCAAGCTTTAAGCGTTTAATTCTAAAGCCATCTATTTGATTTGCTATATTCTGAGGTATTGTTACATCAAACTCTACACCTAAAGCCTGTACTTGCCACTTAGTTGAGGTTTCATACGTATGAGGAAGATAATTGTAATCTTCATTATATTCTTTATTTGGATCAGCTTCAAATATCTCAGGCATTTTAATATCAGCAATCCATTTAGCAAAACCTTCTACACCGTCTTTTACAGGAACCCATGCAAAACGATAAGTTTCACCTCTACGATATCCCGCAAATTGATGTCTTGAAGTAGGTGATTTATAATTAGCAAAAGTATGTTGTGTACCATATGTTAAACCATCATTTAAGTATTGGTTTGTACCAGAAGCTGCTTGCCATGGTATATTCCAAGTGTAAGACCATTCTTTTCTTGATTGAAAATCATCTCTTGCATCCGATGATAAACCTCTATCAATAAACTTATATTTAATATTTACACCTTCACCTCCCAATGTACTACCATCAGTTTGCCATCTAAATGATGTTGTAGGTAAAGGATTAATAGCATCTTCTGTTTCAGGTATGTAAAATTGTTGAGAAAGAAGATCTGTAGCTGTATAAAATTGTTGATTGCCTTGAATGTCAGCTAAAAGAGTATTTTGATTTGTATCAAATCTATAAGCTCTTGCATCAAAATCTACATCAAAAGTTCTCTCCTCTGTGTTTGCTGCAAATAGAATATTATCTTTTTGAGCAATAGCATGACACTTTTCAAAAAATATTGCTATTCTATTAAATGCTAGTTCTGTAATATTACTAGTAGGTTCATTTCCAGTAACAGTATATTGAAAATCTGTATCATTAATAGGAATATCATTAATCTTGTTTATTACTACAACACCTGAATCAGTCTCTTTTCTTAATACTACAAGATCTAAAAAAGTATATGTAGTATCAATATTTTCTATTGATATTGTAAAAGATTTAGAAGTTAATTCACCGCTGTCATTACCAGATATATGTGCATAACCTGTATATGCAGAATCTATTATATCAATAACATTTGATGTATGAGAATACGCAGTTGTTGCTCCATCTAAATTTCTTAAGTTATAAGCAACTTGATATACACCTGTAACAAGAGCACCTCCATTTTGAACACTAAGAAGTGTAGGTTTTTCAAGATTTGATGTAAGTCTTAAATCAAGATCCTCTGGTGCAAAGCACATTGCATTCTCATCTACAATATTTATTGTTCTAAGAGGGTTTACTCTATCTGTCCAATAAAGTCTTTCAGTTTGTGTATTTTCAAGTATGCTTTCAATGCCACCAGGATTTGCTATAGGATTCAAAATACCCATATTTAAAGCCTCTGAATACATAAGTGTAATTGTAGGTACAAGTGTAACTTCATCATATGTAAGTTTCCATATTGAAGCTACACTTCCAGCAGTAGAATTTGTAGAATATAAATATATTTTATCCCCCACGCTTACCCATCCTATTATCTGTTGAGTTGCTTGAGCAGGTTGAGTATCAATAATAACATTAGGATATGCAGAAAAAAATGCGGTAAGAGAAGTTGTATTAAGAGCAATATTGTAAGATTCAGACCATACTCTAATAGTACTACCTATACGTTTTACAATCAAGTTGTAAGGAGTAAAGGCAGGATCTGTTCTTAAGGAGTTTTCAAACTGATCAAAAAAATTATCAATAGTTCCACCAGAACTTTGTGATATACTTACGTTAGCAGTTATAGGAGTTCCGTTTGCTATTATCTTAGGAGGAAAGTTCCATAAATCAGGAAAATCCCCACCTCTCATTGTTAATTTAGCAATTTGAGGAACATCAGGGATTGTAAACATAAGTTCATTACCCTTGATATTTGATACGATATAATCTGTAGAACCCTCAAGCCCACGTATCTTAATATCATATGCATCTTCATATGAATCTTCTGAACGTAGCGTATCTGCTACATCCTTTATCATACCCTTAGTGAAACTATTTATTGTCTGTTCACTCATCTTCTAAGATTAGAATGATTTTTAATTGATTGTCCTACACTTGTTCCTTTGTATCCGCCAGGATGTTCATTTTCAAATGACACAATCCTTCTGAACTGATTTTTAATACTTTCAACTTTATCTTTATTAGGAATAAGTGGTCGCATTTGAGCTTTACCTACATACCAATCTCTCTCTTGTTTAAGTAGTTGATATGCTCCAGCTTGTATCTTTCCTCTCATAAGAAGACGAAATCCTATTCTTTCAGCAACATAATTTGTAGCTGCTTGCTTAAATGATTCATCATCAGGAACCATAGGGAACCCTCTCTCATCAGTAGGGAAAGCAAGATATGCCATCTCTATTTTACCTTCATTAAAATTGGTAAATATGTAATTGTTATTTACTTTATAGGTGAGGTCACTAGAGCATGTTAGGTCTCTACAACCATCTGTGTGTCTAGCAAAATGAAAACTATCGGTAGAATATCTAACAGGAACTCCTTCACACGTGCGTGTTTGTATAATACGTATAAGGTCACAAGGTAACTCACCTCTACCATTTACTATTTCAATACGCGGTTTATCTGTACCATCAGTTATTCTTTCAATGTACTGCATGGGAGCATTAATAAGATCAATAACACTTCCAATCCATTCAGCTACATCAATCCAATCTATATCAACTTCAAAACCAGTATCTCTAAATACTCTTTCGACAATTGACTCAAGGCTCACATACTTTCCATTTAACATCTTACAGCATATCTATAATTGCAAAAACATCCTCACGTGACATATCACGCTCATCTTTTTCCTTTTCTTCTTCTTTGTTCAAAGGATTTTCTTTTGAGTAAAACTTTTTTGTTTCATCAAAGTACTCACTATCACATTCTGAACAACCTCCTTCTGGAGTCTTCATTCCGTATTTGTGAATACTAACAACAAAACCGTTTTCGATTTCTTCAACATTAACTTCCTTTGTGATACCGTCAACAGTTTCACTCATTCGGCTAACACCTTCTGTTTCTTTCATTCCATGCATAATATTATCTTTCAAAAAAATCAACTTTTATCAATGGATCTTTCATTGCTTTCGCAAGATCCCTTTTAACCTGCTTTACAGGTACGAACTTATATCCAAATATGTTCTTTACTCTAGCTTTCTTTTTCACCCATCTAAACGATGCTACATAGCCTCCTGAGTGTAAATTTCTGTGATATACGTATCGTTTATTTTCTTTTGCTTCAGGATTGTCTTTCCATAACTTATTAGTCTCGTTAAAATCAATTGCAAGATTCAATCTCCCATTCTCTTTCATTTTAACTGACGGCTTGTTTTTCATAATACCTAAAGAACCCAGGTTGTAAGGCATTACTATAAACCTATTTTTTAGTATCATATTTTCAACAAGTTTCTTATTAAAATCAAACACTGCAGCATTGATAACCTTTTGAGGTATTACGTACCCAAACTGTTTCTCAACAGAGTCAAGATTATCTACATAATGTTTGTAGATGTCATTAGAACCTATGTCAATAGTATTTCTAGGCATTATTTAGCTGGTGGAGTACTCATCTGTTGTGTGTGAGTAGCATCATTAGTAGTATCTGTAGGTATTTGATACTTCATAAGAAGTTGTTTAACTACAAACTCTTTCATGTATCCCCACATCCAATCTGTTAATGGGTATTCCTCATCATCAGAATAACAAGGCTCTCCACTACAATGATTAAACTTTGCAGCTTCTGTAGGGTCTGAAGCAATCACTCTAATATTAATGTATTCCATCAAATTAGGTAAAGCACTTTTTGATGCTAAGTATATTCTTTCATTAAGATAGTAAGCAACAATCATATCTCTATTGAACCTACCGTTACCAAAAAAGACCGCATTCTTATGAGATTTAAAAGAAAAGGGTTTCTTTGTAACATCTATAGGACCAACTCTTTCAAAAGCATCTCTGTGATGTAAATTAATTGGTTTAGGTACTTTATTTTCTGTTCTAAGAACTTTACATTCTGACTCAAAATCACAGCAATCAGCAGCAGGTGCTTGCTCTAACTTAACACATCCTAAATCTTGAATAAGTTCTTCAGGAATGCTTCTATTTTTATTAAGCTCCTGACGTATCCAAATAGAACGTTGGTTATGTATAAGTTCTTTTATAAGACGCAAGTCGATAATATCATCGTCATGCATCTCAGGTCTAACAGCTTCAACTGTCTGATATGCTAATTCATTAAGAGTCATGTCCGTATATTAGTCTTGAACGATAGATGTCACTACCGTAAAGTTCAACTATCTCATAGTTAACTCCTGCTTTACCGCTTCCGAAGTTACTATGTATCCATTTTGAAGAACCATACATACTCATATTATTACAATAACGAAATCGTTTTCCATAGTTGGTTGACGATTGATGAAGGTCTCCTTTCTGAACATGTATGTACTTGCTTGAAAGTTTCTTTCTGTCAATGTAATCGTTTATAAAGTTCTCAGTCTTTTCGTTTAGGTTTAATGGTAAACCTGACCTCATATCAGCATCATCTTTACCGTGACCGAATATATATGTATGGTCACCGAATGTAATATGCTCAAGAGGTTTACTTGTTACAAGAGTTTTAGTAAAAGGGTATTTAGCTTGGATATACATTTGTATAGCTCTTAATGCACCGTGACCGAATGAACCAGCATGGTTGTCATTGCTTGTAGCAATAAACCAAAAGTCATCAGCTATGTCTGCTTTTATAAGAGTTTCTAAAGTCATTATAGTTACTTCAATAAACGTATCCAATTGCTCACGGTCATCCATATTCTGTGGAAGAGAATGACCACCTCTGACAGTACTACTGTTACTACCATCAAGAGCATCACCAAGATCAAAAAAGCAAAATGTTTTAAATTTGCCAAATATATTTTTCTGTTTTTTAATATGGTCGATAAGCTTTTCATGCCTTTCATATATTTCTTCTTTATCGTAACGATTTGAATAAATACTATTTAATGGTGTGTGTGCTCCTATATGTTTATCAGAACTAAAAACAGACAACATTTTTTCATTTGTTGAACGTTCTGATTGATCAGGTATATATTGTGTAACACCTTCTTTTACTATCCTTTCGATTATTTCAACAACATTACTTTCAGATTCTTCTTCTGGTAAAGCTTCGTATGATACACCCATTTTACCTTGTGGTGTAACCCATACTTTCTTTACTTTCATTCCGTCAGTAATATGTGTTTCTGTTTCTGGTTCAGTAACTTCTACTGTAGATTCTTTGATTATAATTCTTGCCTCTGCTTGATATGTTCTTACATTATCAATAGATGTTTCAATCCCAAGATTAGACAACCTTTGTTGTAAATCTTTAGGAGATTTTTTTATCCATCCTTGATGGTCTAAAAGAAAATCGAGTACCTCTCTCCTCATACTCACTATTCGTTATAACCAATTACTGAACCTGTTGCTATGTGACAAACCACAAAGTGTTCGCCTAAAGGTGCTGTAAATAAAACTCCTTGTTTTGCTGTTATACCTGTAAGATTAAAGTTTGTAATAAAGTTTGTACCCTTACTGCCAGTAATAGCAGTAAAAGTAGTATCCTCTTGAACTACAAAACTTGAAAACTTTACAGCAGTATTCCCTGCAGCATTATTTTGAAACTTGCAACCTTTTGCTCCAGTTACACGATTAAAGAATGCAGCGACCATTGAATAAATGTTAGCCATTTTTTTTAATTTAAAATTAAACTAACAAGAATTGCACCCACCGAACCAACGATACATACACCTCCTGCTATTGTCATTATTCTACCTGTTGTAGCCTTGCGTTTGAGTTGTTTAATTGTCTCATCCGCAAGACGTAAATTCTCGACTTGATTATCGAGCATGTTATTATTTATATCAAGTTGTTTAGATAAATCAATTTTGTCTTTTAAAAGAATAGACACTTGACCATCACACTCTTGCATAACCTGCTTATATAGAGTATTTAAGACAGTTAACGAATCAGATACAGCAACAGCTCTTTTTCTATCAGCATGTATCTCACGTATAATCTTCATACCTACTTGGTCTGTACGCAAGAGGTATTTGCCAACAACGTTATCATAAACCATATCAAGATGGTAATTTCTACCGTCTTTCGTGGTTGCAGAAAATGTCTGAGACACTGATGATGTCATTGTTGACATCACTATTATCAATGACAATAAGATCTTCTTCATGGTCGTTATTAATGTTATTTATTTCTCTTTCTCTGATACTTATTTCTTCTTCTAAATCTTTTCTTTCTTTTACTATCTCTTTGTATCTTTTTTCTCTCAGTCGTAATGTATCAGATAAAGCACTGTAATCTACTTTTAATTTTTCATTCTGTTCTTTTAGAATGTCTCTTTGTCCCTGAAGAAACCTTATGTTTCTCCATCCTCCAAACAAAGATACAGCAATAACAATAAGTATTACTACTATTATATAAGTTATATGCTTGTTACTATAGTCCACTTGGTCCGTATTTACCTCCGTTACCGCATATTTCAAGATTTATTTTCTCAGGAACAATGCTCATTATTTTATTAAATGTAGATTTTGAATTTAATATTTCAGAAACATCATCTCCTGTAATATCTTTAAATCCAATACCTACAAGAACGCAACCTTTTATATCAGGATGTCCAGTTTTAGGATTTACAGAACCTGCATA